CCCTTGATGGTGGTGTAGGCGTTGATGAGCCCACCCACCGCGATGAGCAGCGGGCCGACCACTGCCAGCAGGCCGCCGATGATGAGCACCGCCGTCTTTGTTTCGTCGCTCCATCCTTTAATGGCGTCCACCGCGCTGCGCACGTACCCTATCAGCGGACGGATGGCCTCGTTGATGATTACACCGAAGTCCTCAGACAGATTGCCAATTTCGTTGGCGAGCTGCGTGTAGGGGTCCACGTTGGCAGCTGCCTCCGCCGCTCCTCCGAACTGCGTCTCCAGCTCTTTGAGGATAATGTTCTGTGCAGCGGCGACGTCGCCACCTTCCACGAGCGCGGCTATCTGCTCCTTCTGTACAGCCGTGAACTGCACCCCGGCACGGCCGAGGGCGGTGACGCCTTTGATAGGATCGTTGAGGGCTTTGCCCACCTGCACCGAGGCGCTCGTGAGGTCCGTGCCCAGGCGTGTGGACAGGTTGAGGATAGCGACCTGTGCCTTGTCGAACTGCGTGCCGGTGACCTTTGTGAAGGTGAGCAGGTTGGCGGTAACCTCCTTCAGGATTTGGTCGTCGTCGTACAAGCTAATGCGCTGCAGGCCGCCGGCCATCTCCTCGAGCTGAGACACGGACCGTCCTGCGGCCATGCCCGTGGACTGAACCGCCGCCTCCACCTGTGCGATAGCTTTGGCGCTGTCGACGGCGTTCTTGGTAGCCAGCGCCCCGAACGCCACGATGGGTGCGGTGAGGCCGAGCGACATGGACTGCCCCAGCGAGCTGACGCTGTCGGCCGTAGCACGCAAGCGCTTCGCCACGCCGCCAAGGGCGCGGTCGAGGTCTTTGGTGTCAGCTCCGAATATGACGTTAAGTAGAGCGCTCTTTGCCATGTGCCATAGTTTTGCCCATGCGCCCGAACAGGTCGTGCAGCTTGGGGGTTATAGTAGGTGGTGGCTGCAGGCGTTTGCGCTCCGCCGCGTAGGGGCTGAAGTCGGTCCACTCGTACGGGCGCGTGTTCTTGCCCCTGTTGATGTTGGCTTGTAGTGCCATCATCGACGAGGTCCGAATCCACGCCAGCTCGTCGGCATGTTCATAGGCCCGCAGCATCACCATAAGTTCCCCGAAGGTAAGGAACCAGAAGTCGGGCGGGCGGATGCCACGGCGCAGGGCGGCGACGTAGAGCGCCCGGAGTGTCAGCTCTTCGCCGTCCCCCGGGCCCGAGCTTTTTTTGGCTCTTCCAGCTGCATAGCCGTGCCCACCTTCTCCACCAGGTCGGACCAGTCGGCGGAGCCGAGCAGCACGCTAAACTTGGCAAACGAGAGGGTGACCTCCGTGTCCGACAGGACGGCTGCCGTCTGCACCCCGGCCCAAATAAAGGCGGGAATGAACTTCAGGGGCTGGTTCTGCAGGGCATCTTGGAAGCCGGTGAGGTTGAGGCCGTGCTCCTCACATACCAGGTTCACCGCATGAAGGTTCAGAAGGCACGGAAGCTCGAGGTCGCCCCCGAGCTTCACGTCAAATTGTCCGCGTAGGGCATTGTTCATGCCCCTAATTTACACCTACTCAGCTGTTGTTGTTCGTCCACTGTGCGTTGACGGTGCTGATAGTTGATTTGGTGATAGAGCCGTCGCCCTCGAAGGTCACCGCGTAGGTGGCCACCTCATTCAGACCTGCGGTTTCCTCGTAGCTTGTGATGTAGGCGTTGCCCCACAGCATGACGTCGCCCGTCACGCCCGTGGTCCATGCGATGCGCACCTTGGTCTTTGCCTTCCACAAGTCAAACAGTTCCGTAGCTGCACGCGCTGATGCTGAGACAGAGTAGTCAACAAGACCGTCTACGCTCATAGACCAGGACAAAGCGCTGGTCAAGATTTCGCGTTGGCCGTCGTTGTCCTTAGTCGTCGCGTCGATGACTTCCATCGAGCCGCTAAACGAGCCGTTCGTTGCGCATGCGATGAGTTCGAAAACGTCGTCCTCCGTTGCGCCGTCCCCGAAGGTGGTTCCAGCATAGGTGAGGCCCGCGTCCGGCAGGACGGTGTTGGAGATGTACACGCCGATCGCGTTGGACCGGATTTTTCCAGTAGTTGCCATGTTAGTAGAATTTCAAGGGTGAAGGTAAGGAGTTGTAGTTATTTGGATTTGCGCTGTACGACGTACCATTCTGACAGGTGCGCCATGAGCGTTATGCCGTCGTAGTCGCGATCCATAGTGACGGTTGCCGCCCCGTCGATTTCGGCGTCGTCGGCTACGTTGCCACGGATTACGAGGACGCGCTGGTTGCTCAGACCTTTGCCCGTCTTGACGCGGATGACGCGCCCTTCGCTGGAGGCGATAGGAGGCAGCCTGAGGGTAGAGGTAGCGGAGCCGGAGGCGGTCGCGTAATCGGCGAACAGGACGTAGTCCGCTGCGCCGCAGGTGTAGCTATAACCGTTCACTAGGGCGAGGTCTGTGATGCGATAGTAGAGCGCTCCGCGCAGGTTCAGGTCGCTGCCCATAGCTGCCTTCACAGCCATGTTGACGTCACCGCGCTGGAGGTGTACGTCGAACTGCATGGTGATGGTGAAGAGGTCGTCCGCCTCGAAGATGTCCGTGGCTTGCGTGGCAAAGCGGAGGCTGCTGATGTCGCCGCCGATATATCCGTCGAGTGCCAGGCGCACTACTTCGCCGAGGTCGTACGCCGCTTTCGGCGTAGTGGCTATAGCTGTGACCTGCACGGTATGCTCGTCGAGGGTAGCTATATCGTCGTGGGTATCTACGGGCGTGGTGTTGGTGAGCTGCAGCACGACGGCGGGCACGGCGCTCCCTTGCAGGCGTGCCAGCGGGAAGATGCGCGACGACGTGGTGATAGCCGTCACCGCCGCGTCGGCCTTGAGGATGTCTATTAGGTGGTTGATCATTTGAAGCCTTGCTTGTTTTTAAACTTCATGATGCGGTCGATGGCTATGTCCGCAAACTTAGCCTCCGCCTGGCGCTGCGTAGCTACCCACGCGTCCTCTATAAAGTTGTTCGCAGGCGTGCCGGGGTGCATGATGCCCGGATGATTTGGCGTCAGCCACTGCGACAGCCTGTGAATTTTGCCGGTGGTTTGGTTCTGCACGGTGAAGTGCTTGCGGGCGCCGGACTTCAGCTCACGGTTGGTGCGCAGTCCCGGCTTGGTGCCGCCGGCCACGAGGTGCGCGTATTTGATGGGGCGCTGCAGCTGGTCCTTCCCTTGGTCGAGCCACGCCGGTGCCGGGAGGTAATAGCTCGTCTTGGGGTTGACGCGCAGCACGACGTACGTGTAGCGCTTGTCTTTGCCCTCCACTATCTGTATAGCCTTGGCGAGGTTGCCCGTGCGGGCGCTCGTCATAGCGTTCGCCTGCGCCGCCTTTTTTGTGATGCCCAGCGCCACCCGCATAGCAGGTATCAGCGCTTTGCCTTTGAGGCGTAGCGGCAGATCCGCCAAGGCATCCTCAATTTCTTTGAGTTGCCGTGCGTTCCAGCCGAAGCTGCCGAGCTGCCCTTTGATGACACGTGAGCCGGGCCTGATGTCCATCAGTCGCGCAGTTCAGTGATAAGCATCAGCCCCTCTTTGCGTCCCACCTCCACGATTCCCACGATATAATAGTAGGTGCTGTCGTGCATGATGCGCATAGTGGTGTCCACGTCGGAGCGGTAGCGCACCGTCCACTCGGTACGGTTGAGCTGCACCGTCTTCATCACCTCGGTCACCTCGCCGCTGCTGCGGTCGCGGCGCGAAGCCCATACCTCGGCCAACGTCCCCCACGTGGTGATGTCGTAGTTCCACTCGTCCTTGGCGGTGGTCAGGCTCTGAATTTCGACGCGTCGGTCAAGCGTACCTATCCTCATGGCATCAGCAGGCGGTAGGGTGAGAGCAGCGCCTCCACCGCGAAGGGGATGGAGGTGGCGATGGTACCGGTGACCACCTGCTGGCGGTTCTCGTAGTAGTGGCCGGCGAGGATGCGGATGGCCTGCAGGATAGGCTTTGGCACGGACGCCTCCGCGTAGCCCACCACGCAGTTGACGCGCACCCGGTTGAGGGCGTCGTCGTACAGGTCGGGCGGGCTCACGAAACGGACGCGGGCGATTTGGCTCACGAGGTCGCTGTAGTAGTAGCTCGCGCCCAGTGTTTGGACAGTGTTGTTGCTGCTGAGGTAGGTGATGTTTGTGATGGACGCCACCGGCCCGACCGGGATGTTGAGCGGTTCCCAGCTGTCAGCGTATACCACGGCGGCCACGTCGCCCAGCCGGATGTTGCAGTAGTGTTCCACCCAGCTAATAGCCGCCTGGCGTATGGCATCCATCAGGGTGTCGTCGTCGGCGCTGTCTACCCGACAGAACAGCTTGAGGTCCGCCACCGTGATGATGTCGTTGAGGACCGGCGTGCCGGTAATTTGTACGGTCTTGACCATGGCCCGAAAGTACGAAAGCCCGAGGGGATGCCTCGGGCCTTCGCGTCAGGGTAAGTATGTGGATCAGGAAGCTGCCACGTCGTTGCACTTCGCGAGTGCGTTGGCTTGGCGCAAGTCGAAGTCGAAGAACCGGTTCACGTGCAGGACGATCTGCGCGTTTCCTGCAGCGCTGTACGGGTCAACCAACAAGTCGATACCTCCGAAGTAGGCGAGGATGGCGCCCTGCTGAAAGTTACCGAACAGCATCTGACCAACCGTGCCCGAAATGTCCGTCAAGTACGGCGTGGCGATAGCGCGGTAGCCGTTGAAGGTGTTCGTAGCGAGGTCGTACAGAGCAGATACCGACGATACCTGTGCTGCATTCTTAGCAAGCTGGTAAGCGTAGGGGCTCATGACGTAGTAGCAGTTGGCGAGGTCGGCACCGTCCGCGAGGACAGCAGCCTCCATCGCAACCGCGAGGGCTGCGTTCATCACCGTGTTGCCAGCGCCGGCGGTGGTAAGGTCGTTCATCGTAGCACCGTCCAACGTGTCGAAGGCTTTGGTGTCAATGAACTTGTTCATGGCCGCATTAAGTTCCTGTGCGATGACGAGGTCCACTGCTGCGCCGCCTTGGAGAAGGAGCTGCTTGGAGTAGGTCGTCTTTGCAGATACGCGCTGTGGGCTGAGCGTCAGCTCGTCCATCTCCATGCCCGATGCTGCGTTGGCGTCGACTTCGCCCTCAGCCGTTCCAGCCGGAGCGACAGATACGCGTGGGAACTTCAGGTTGCCGGTGGCTCCGTTGATGACGGTGGTGCCGAGGCGCTCGATGACAGCAGGTGCAATCAGTGAACCGATAGCTCCGCCGACGTTAATCGGCACGAAGCCTTCGCCGTCTCCGTTTCCGATGGTAGCGGTGAAGTTGTCAGCAGCACCCCGGTACAGGGCTTTGGTTGGGATAGCCACCTGACCAACTGCCTGCAAACCTTGCGCCCGCATCTCGCGCTGTGCCTCCTGTGCCCATTCTGCCTCGATGCCTTCGAGGGCCCGGCCATTGGCTGCAGTCAAGACGGCACGCGACAAGCTGAACTGTCCGTTCATCTTCGCGATTTCACGCTCTTCGCCACGGCTCGGAGCCTCACCGCCCACCATGCGTGCGACCATCTTCTCGTGGTCAGCGCGGTGCTTGATGCGCTTGTCCAGGGCTTCGACTTCGCCAACCAACCATGCAGCCCGCTGCTCTTCAGCTTCGGTGATGGTGCGGCCTTCTTTCTCAGGGTTCTCCACGAGGGCAACGTGCTCCTCGTAGTGCTTGGCGCGGAGCGCCTTCAGTTCATTCAAGTTCATGGTCTGTGTGTTTATATGCGCGAATGTAGTGCGTTCTAATTTTTCGGGTTGTGGCTCGGGCTCCGGCAGCGCCACCTCTTCGATGGCTGCGACCACCTCCTCAGCTACTTCATCCACCTGTTCCTCGGCAGGATCTACTGCCGCAGCCGCCATGCGAGCAGCGACGGTGGTGGTGGGGTAGGCAGGGTACGTCACCGGGCTCACGTCGAGCAGGCTGCCCATACGGGTGATGGTCCGCAGGTTAGCCTTGCGGTCCCAGTCCTCCTCCTCGATGGTGAAGGCAAAGCTGGACTGCGAAATATCGCCGCGCTTGATGAGCTTGTACAGGTCGCGCCCTTCTTGGGTGTCTGCCAGCCGCGCCGTGTAGCGGAGGCCGCTGCCGTCTACCTCGAGGTCGAGGGTGCCGTTAGTGGTCCGTGCCAGTGGCACGCCGGTGTGGTTGATGAGCAGGCGGACGTCGTCCTCCATCACCCCGTCGAAGGCTCCGCGTGCGATACGCTCACGGAAGTAGCCGAGGTCGGTGATGTCGTCGAACATAGCCGCGTATCCGCTGACGGTCAGGCTCTCGTCGGAGGCGGCCCGCACCTCGCTGACGCGCAGCTCTACGCTTTCGCCGTAGGCGTGGCGGGCTTCAGCTTCGTGGTTGGTTGCTGTTTTCATTTGTCAATTTTACGCTATATGCGCCGAACTGGTCCAGCGCTATTTGGTTGACCTGTACCGTGTGGATG